GGTCTGTAGTTATAGTAACTATCCCCAAGATTAACCCAACAAGTTCCATCATCTGTAAGCACATTGCGAACCTCCTTAAATACGTTTACTAATTGATCAACATATTCTTCTGGAGTCTCCTCCAATCCGATTTGATCATCTTGTCTTACTGCACCACATTTTGGGCACACACTTTTGTATATGTAATCTCCAACACCACCCATGATGTCAGCATTTTTATGACCAGTAATACAATTTGAACCTTGCTTACCTTTTTTTCTATGATCACAATTAGGATCTCCTCCTATCCAAGTAGCAGTTCCATAATCCCTGAGACCATAGTATGGTGGAGATGTTACACACATCCTTGCCTGTTCGTCAAATTGTTTGAGTGTCTCCCGACAATCTCCAAATAAAATTGTGTCTCTCATGATCTGATAACTGATGTTGCTGCTTGTCCTTTGTTGAATACAGTATCAACAACTGCTTCAACCTTTCTTGCGGTTGAAATACCAACCTTAGAGTAAACTGGAACACATACAAGTCCATAAACTTTGTCTTCCGCACCCTTACGGATTACTCTACCAATAGTCTGACTAATACCGATGTAATCCATAGATCTCATAAACAATACTGCCTCAAGACCCTTTACATTGATCCCCTCTGAGAGGATGCTGTGATGGAGTACAACAAACTTTGTACCATCTACACCCCACTCGTTAAGTGTATTAAAGAACTCTTCTCTACTAACCTTCTTACCATTAACAAAAGCACCTGTCTTAGAAGTAATAAACATCCAGTTGTATCCACGCACTTGTAAATCCATAACAAAAGGAGTTTGAGATATCAAGTTAGTAATCTGCTTTGTAGACTTAGCACATATCAATACTTTGTTCTTCTGAATATTATCAAGAGCATTGATCATTTGATCGCAATCAGCATCTACAACCAACTCATCCTTCTCTAGTATTCTTGTCTTGTATACTGCAACCTTTGGTGGTAAGATATGTCCTTCCTCCACTAACTTAGGTGCAGGTACTTGGCAAATAACATTACCAAAGATATCAGCATCATTCATACCAACCTTAAGAGGTGTAAGAGAATGCTTTGGTGTAGCAGTAAAGAAGTATGCTCTTGCAGAATACATTGAAAAGTATTCAACTGCTTCAACAAAGTTCTTCTGAACTCCATTGTGTGCTTCATCAAAGTAGATTGTATCTACATTAATACCACTCTCTACAATCTTATGTAATGAATGATATGTAGTAAACATAAGAGTATTCTTTCCCTTATTTGCATAGTGAAATAATTTAACATCGTTTACTTGAGTACTGCAGAAATATAGACTCTTACCAGTTAGATCGCCACTGTGAACATGCATTACATCATCAGGATGAATGTCAATCATTTCGCGAAACTCTGAGCATAACTGCTTTGCAAGTAATATACGAGGTGCAACTACTACAATAGTCTTAGGAGCACTCTTGAACTGATATATCGCATCTTCTATCATGCACATTGTTTTACCACCACCAGTCGGAACAATAACTTGTCCCTTAGTGTTAGACTGCATAGCAACTAAAGAATCAATTTGATGTGGACGTAATTGCATTAACTTTGTTTCGTTATACTTATTATAGCAAACGCAATACTATTTTGCAAATCCATGTGCCAGTATCTTAACTGTCTTTGTCTATCTTATCAGAAAGTCTTTTAAGTGCATCTTCCCATCCCTCTTTATCTTGAGACCACTTATCTAATGGACAAGACTCTAGTATAACTCTAGCCTTAGCAGGTATAAAACATCCACATTCTGCACATATATCTTTCTTCTTTATCCACATTTCACATGATCTACAAATCTCATGTCTGATCTTGTAGGTCTCATCAGATACAACTAAAGACTCAGGTCCATTCTTTTTAATATAGGTAATAATATCCCATGAAAAATTAGCAAAATTTTTCGTCTTCTCAACAAAAGATGGTTCGTCTTTTTCCATACATTTCAGTGTATCATATAATTATGTATTGTCAAGGTGTAGCAGGATAATCTCCCTTAAGCGTAGTAGAACTAATAGATCCAATTACACTATAACTTGTTCCTGCAATTGCTTTTCCTGCAGTACCACCATCTCCAGTATTATTGGTATCTCCACCTGCTAATGCCCATTCTCCACCTGCAGCACCACCTTCACCTGGTTGTCCTTGAGTAGAGTTACAACCATTGTCGGGATCAGGATTAGCACCATTATCTCCTTGTAATGCAGCAGATTCGTTTCCATGTCCTCTTCCAGTACCACCATCACCACCTTCTCCACCAAGTCCACCTGCTACAGTGTATTCATTAAGGCAGTCATCATAATAGTAATAAGCAGTTGTTTCAAACCAACAACTTCCCCACCAGTTACAACGTCTTGCTCTAGCACATCCAGCTCCAGAGTAACATCCAGATGTTGATGTCCATCCATCTGGGCACGTAGGGCAACTACCACAATCTCTCTCAGTTACAAAATCTTGGCATAATCCACTAGCACCTTGATCTCCTTGTTTTCCTTTTTCTCCTCCACCTCCTCCACCATAAATTCTTGCAGAAGAGTTTACATTTACAACTAAATTTTCTCCACCAGTAGAAATGATAGACAGTGCGGTTCCACCCTGTTGTCCACTGATTGAAACATTACCAGGTTTTCCACCACCTAATCCAGGTCCACCCTTAATTGTGCCAGTAACATCAAATAAAACATTATATGCAGGAGACTGTTCAAATGAAGCTGCAGCAGAAAGTGCATTATCAGATCCTATATTACCATCTATAAACATAGTCTTGTTTATAGTTTTTGCTAAATTAGTATTCCAACTCAAAGCATCAATATCAAAATAGATATCGGATCCAGTTTGTGTAATATAATAAAATTTTATACTATTTCTAAATTGAGATAAAGCAACATCACTAACAGAACCTATTGCAGAATTTTCTGTAGCATCTGGAACTATCGGATTTGCACTTGTAGGACTTGTATCTCTCTTCAACTCTGACATACTAATTGGAGCAACATCAGAAGCGAATGTTTCAGATCCACCAGAAGTAGTTTTACGAGACTGTGCTCTAAAAGTTCTCCTTAACTCACTAAAAGTTATAGGTCCTGAAGCGAAAAATGGTCCTGCTTTTGATACTGATACAGACATTTATATACTATCTTTTTTATTATTTATATTTATTTTTTAATTATAACTGAACCATTTAAAACAGATCTGTGGGGAACAGATCTACTTCTACTCTTTGTACTTTCCTGCAACTCATGAGTTTCCTTACATTGTTCTAATATTTTTTTTGATTTGGGTAAATTTTTTATAAATTCATTAACTGAATCTGCATTTATCATTTCTAAACCATTACTAACTTGTATGTAACTATCAATGTGCCATTGAGAATCTTCGCTCATAAATCCAGCTGGTATAAATTCAATGGAACATTTTTCTTCATATGCCTTCATCCAATCAGTTTTATTAGCAGTCATATATTTCCAGAAAGGGGAGTCTGTCCTGTTTGTAGCATAATGTAGACAAATAAAATTAAATATGTCCAGATAACTTTTCCGATTAAAATCATTATAATTAATCCTATCAAAATCTAAAAACTTAAGAGTAGTATTATTCTGCACAAAAAATTGTAATTGATTATAAACTATATGAAGTCCTGTAGATTCTAATGGTTCAATAAATCCACTTGCAAGACCAACAGATAAACAATTTCCTATCCAATTTTTCTTATAATATCCTGGTTTGTAATGAATCACTCTAGGATCATCATTTAATTCAATACCATGATTCTTTTTTAACCATTTATTATAATTATTTTTTGCATCTTCATCTGAAGTAAATTTAGATGAATATACATATCCAGTTCCATATCTTTTCTTTAGTGGGATCTGCCATATCCACCCATCATTTGTTGCCTCTGCAGTTGTATAAGATGGCATCTCCCTGAGACTATGGGGTATCTGTTGTGGAATTGCTCTATCTAATGGAAGATAACCTGTAATATCAACCCACTCAGGGTTTAAATGTTTAAATAAGACACTATTAAATCCAGAAGCATCGACATAAAAATCAGCAGTTACTTCTCCTCTATTTTTAAACACAATACTTTGTATACTTTTTCCATCTGAATTTACTCTCTCTACTACATCATCAATACGATCTATTTCATCTTCAATATCATTTAAAATATATTGTGAGACAATTTGTGT